CATGAAGAGCAGTTTCGATACAACTTGCTGCAACTTCACGCGGTGTCGCAACTGACGATTTTAAATTGGAATGAAGGGACTTCCAAATAGAGGCCTCGTCTAGTCGACCAATTTCGGTATCAATATCAGGAATGTAGTTTCCAATTCGTTTGATAAAATCAGACTCTTCTGGAGTAAGGAAACTACGCTCCTCATCTGTTTTGCTCGGGAGAGTAAGCTTCATCCCGTGTTGAGCAAGAAAGCGTTTAAAGAACACAAATTCAAACGCTTTGGCCTCTTCTGTGACGCTTCCACCAGCGTCATCCCCGTAAGTCATTAAAGCCACATGACTACGGAAATCTTCCTTTTCTGGGAACAGGGTAAAGAAACCCATACGAACAAGGAAAGATCCAACTGTGCCATTCACATCAACAGTCATATTGTTACCTGACGTGTTCATGTTATAGGCTGTCAGCAGTGTGCCGTTCAAATCCATCAATGGATGTGCAATGTCTACAATCATAGCTTTCATGATGCTCAAGGACTCCGGAGGATAACCTCCCCTCTCAGCTAAATGAATGAATGCTTCCCATGCAGAACGCACCAATTGAGAATTCATACGGACATCATACTTGGAATAATCCCAACCAAGAAGCCTCTTCTTATCCTCTCCAGCATATTTGTGCATGTGATCAGTCAAAACTTTCCAGTCTTTGCTGAACGAATTCACACCCACAGCAGATTCTGCTATAAGAGGATGGAGATGTAAAAAGCGAGCAATCGGTAAAAAATACATCCGAATTGCAAGGCTCATGGCAACAGGTGAAGCTTGGAAAACTCGCACCTTTTCTTTGGTCAGGAGTGTTGGCTCATCTTTCAAGGTTGCAGATGTGACAGGATATCCACGCTGGTTGTTACTCCAGCATTCAATGAGTCTGTGAAACTCATCAAGGATATGTTTCTTTGGAATTCTGTCAATGAGAACTTCTCCATCTCGAATTTCTGTGAAATGTAGAGGCTCTCCATCAGCTCCTGTTTTATTCTTTTTCCCAAAAATAGGGAACCCAATGCCGGTATTCATCGGTAAGGCATCAATATATTTCTTTCCGGGTATTCCCAAAATTGTTTCTTTCATATCCAGTGGTCGAAAGTCTTCCACTTTTACATATTCGTCCATAGCTTCAAGTAATGGCGCTTCCCAGTCATCCCGGGCACGCTTTAATAACGCTGGATCAAACATATCTGAAGGATTTGAAAATTGTCCAACATTGACATTATATGCTTCCCAATTGGGACGCAAACGTGG